GAATTAGGGATTTAATTCCTGATAAGATTATACCAAGTTGGATTGAACCTGATAAAATATTTGACAACCCAAAAGAATTAAGTCAGGAAGATGTGAAACTTTTGGAAGCGGATGTTAAATTTATGACTGACCTTCCACAGAGTTATGATGAGTTACCTAAAGAAGATTTACAGAAAGTATTAACTCAAATTGACAATAAGATTACTGAATTAAGACAAGAGATTGATAATTTAATTAAGGCAAGAGCAAACGAGGAACTTATTAAAACAAAGAAAGGAACATTAACTGGATTAGAAAAGGAAAAGAATATCATCAACTTAACATTAACAGGTGGTGAACTTAAAGACGCAAATGGTAACTTGATTGGGCAGAACGATGAGTTAAAGATACAACAGGACAAACTTAAAAGATATCTTTATATTGCGTTAAGTGGTTTGGCGTTACTTGGTTTAGTAGTTGCGGTTGTGTTACAAAGAAAGAGAATACAGGTTCAAGACGTTGAGATTGAAGAACAACTTAATGATATTGCCAAGAAGAATAGTTACCTGGAACACGCAGCTAGAATCATCAGACATGATATGCACTCCGGTATTAACACATATATGCCAAGAGGTATTACATCATTAGAAAAGAGATTAACTACTGAAGACATCCAAAGATTAAAGATTGAGGGTGCGTTAAAGATGGTTAAAGAAGGGTTAAGTCATACACAAAGAGTATACAAGAGTGTTTATGAATTCACAAATCTTGTTAAACAAAATGTGGTATTGAATAAAACTTTGGTTAACACTAAAGATTTGATATGGAAATACATTTCACCAAATTCTTATAGTTCACAAGTTGAGATATCCGATTTAACCGATATGGAAGTTAACGAAACTTTATTCTGTAATGCGGTTGAAAACTTAATTAAGAATGGACTGTCATATAATGATAGTGAAGTTAAAAGAGTTAAAATATATAACGAAGAAGAATATTTAATAGTTGAGGACAACGGTAGAGGGTTCTCACAAAAAGATTTTGAAAAACATTTAACAAAGTATTCAAAGAAGGCGGATGTCACTGGTGACGAAAAGGGTCTTGGATTGAATATATGTGTTGCGATATTAGAAGAGCATGGTTTCAAATTAACTTGTGAGAAAATTGAAAGTGGGACCAAAATGAAAATAAAAATAAAATAAAAGAGAAAGAAAAAAATGATTGATTCAATCTTATTAGTGGATGACGAGGATTTATTCCACTTGGTTTTTGAGGACAGTTGCTCCTTGTTAGACATTACATTGTCATTAAAGAGTTTGAATAGTTCAGACGAAGCTGCTAAATTATTTGCCGATTGGCAGAAGAAATCTGACGGAAGACCAGAGTGTGTTTTTGTTGATTTAAACATTATAGGTTCATCATTTGATGGTATTGAGCTTATCCGTAAGGTTAACTTTGAATATGGTAACCACGTAGTGATTGGTATTATATCTTCAAGTAATGAACCTGAAGAACAGGCTAAAGCAGTTCAGGCGGGAGCTCAGTTTTGGATTATTAAGTCCGATGATATTGAACCAAGATTGGAAGAATTCAAAAAAGATTACGAAGGATACAAAAACAGAACCGCACCGTTTAAAGTTTACAAATGATTGTTTTAAGTAAAGATACTAAAAAAGAACTAATTGAACTCCTTCAATCCAAGAACATTGGGTTGGAGGGGAACATAGTTAAACTTATTGACCCTGAGGGTGATGATGAGTTTAAAACTTATTTAAAACAATGTGTTGATAAAGATATTGCTGCGAGGAGAAAACGTTTGGAAATGACAAAACAAGTCCAAACACAAAATGCTGAATTAACCAAACTTAATGAGGCCAATCAGACAATGATGGAAGAACTCCAAGAAACATTAAAAAATGTTGAGGAGTCAAAACTAACATTTGAAGTTCAAAACAGAGAACTAAATGAATGGAAACAAGAGAATTTAAGATTGACAGATGAGCTCCAACAGGAAATGGCTAAATCAGAACAAGCAAGAATTATTGCTGAAAACGCAAAGAACGAAGCGGAAAACAATTTAGATTTAATTCAAAAGAAAACTCAATTTGAGTTGATTAACAATATTGTTAGAGTTGCTCTTTATGTAATCATTGGTGTTGGAACCATAACCACTGGAATATATGTTTATTCTATGACAATAGGGATGGATACTGACATCATCGGTTCCACTTGGAGTAATATGTTTGGTATCCTGTTAACAAACAGTTTCAGTATAGTGGGAACAATACTTGGGGTGAAGTATGGAGCGAGTCCTAACAAAGAAGATAAATAAAAAATAAAAATAAAAAAAATGAGTAGATTAAAAAGAATGTTATTTGGAGAAACACCATACGTTAAGGTGGAAGATAAAAACCGTTTCTATTATATGTTGCAACAGATGCAATCTAATAGATGGAAAATTACAGGGATTATTTTATTCTTGTTCTTTTTCATAATTTTTGGTATCAATATGGCAGTTATGTTCCAAGTTGAGATTGCTGAAAACTGGAAAGAAATGTTGTTGATTTTATTTGGAGCCTTTGTAGGTAACTTGAATAAGGTTGTTGACTATTGGTTCAACTCTGAAGACAGAGATAAGATGCTAATCCAAAAGGTTGATGAAGAAGACGGAAGTAGTTTATCAAATGTAAGTGAATTCCCAACAACCCCAAGACCTCCACAGGAACCAATTATTATTGTAAGACAGGAACCAACTCCTGAACCTGCACCGTATGTGGAACCTGAGGTATATAATGAAGAAGTGTTACCATATGAAGAACCACTACCGTATGAGGAACCATTGATAGATGAAGGGGAAGAAACCCCACCATCAGAAGAAGAAAATATATAATAAAAGAACCCGGTTGACATACCGGGTTTTTTAATTTACATTTATATTATGAATAAAAAATATAAAATACTTTTTGTTATTTGTGCGGTGTTGTTAATACTAATATCTACACTAATAATTTTGCGTAAACCAAATACTGAACCTGTAACTCCCAAAAATGAATTTAAAATTCATAAAAATATTACCGAACCTACCATTGTTGATACTCTAATAGCTGCGGAACCCAAAAGTAATGTTTGGCCAATTAGAGTGGAAAGTGTTCAAAAATCATATGAAAAGAATACACCTAAATGGCAAGTAATTGCTGAGAATGGTTTGATGTATTATACTAATAAGAAACCTAAGGTTGGTGATATTGCATTTTATATTAACGATAATGATGATATAACTGATAAATATGGTAGAGTGGAAAGAACAAGATAAGGATAACTTTATTGGACTATACAAGAATTACATTCTTCGGGTAGAACAGATGGGGTCACAAAAATGGTGGTGGGCAGTGTATAAGGATAATGAGGACTTATGTTATGACAACCCTTTTACAAGAAACGCTGAATATGGAAAAAAACTTGCAGAACAATGTGTCCGAGAGGACGAAAGTGGGAGTTAGATTCCCTAATGAATCTTTTTTTGAGGAGATAGAAATTAATATTGTAAATTTTAAACCCGATAAACATTTTTCTGACGAAATTTTTGGGTGGTATAACGGCACTTACATCTCAATAAAAAAATAGCATTTAGTCTTTTTTATAATATTTATTATAAAAATTAAACATTATGTTATTAAAAATTGGTTCAAACGGAGAAGATGTAAAGAAACTCCAAGCAAAATTAGGATTAACTGCCGATGGTATTTTCGGTAACGGAACTGCTGCCAAAGTTAAAGAATGGCAAGCATCAAACGGATTAACCGCTGACGGTATTGTTGGTGAGGGAACTTGGTCAAAGATGTTTGGGGTTACGACTCAACAATCTCAGGTGATAAAAGAAGATGTTGTAATTCCTGTTAGTTCAGAGTTTAAATTACAGAATTTGAAGGGACATATTCCTGATGCAGTAATTGCTCAAATTCCTGACACTGCTAAGAAATTTAATATTACTAATCCTTTGAGATTGGCTCATTTTTTAGCTCAGTGTGGTCATGAGTCAGGTGGATTTAAGGCAGTACAAGAGAATTTAAATTATTCTGCAGATGGACTTAAAAAAATCTTTGGTAAGTATTTTCCTGGAAATCTAAATGAATCATACGCAAGACAACCTGAAAAGATTGCATCTCGTGTTTATGGTGGAAGAATGGGTAATGGTGATGAGTCAACAGGTGAAGGATTTAAATTTCGCGGCAGAGGATATATCCAATTGACTGGAAAATCAAACTATACGAACTTTGCAAAATTCATTGGAGAGGATACAGTATCTAATCCTGATTTAGTTGCTACCAAATATCCATTGGCCTCTGCGGCATTTTTCTTTGACTCTAACAAACTTTGGTCTATTTGCGATAAGGGTGCGGATGACGCCACAGTAACTGCGGTAACTAAAAGAGTTAATGGAGGTACCATTGGATTACCTGATAGAATTAAACACTTCAAAGAATATTACAATTTATTAAAATGAGAAAATTTATACAAAATAAAATTGCCGATATTAAGAAGTTTTCTTTCGCTGAGATGACATCAAACTCAAACGGAAAAACATCTGGAAGTGGGACTATGGGTATCTATATAACTGCGATAGGTGGTATTTGTTTCTTAATGGGATGTGTTGATAAAATGTTTTTAAATAAAGATATTGATGTTATAACACAGTCAATAATCTTCACAGGTATCGGAGCAACTCTTTTAGGGTACAGAAAATCAAAAGATAATACTGAAGTAATTGTAAAAGAAGAATCAAATGAAGAAATCATTAATTAAATATTGGAAAGAAATAACTATTGGACTAGTTTTTATTTCTATGTTGGTCACTATTATTGTTTTATTTAATAAACCACAAGTTACTGTAACTATTGAAGACACTAAGAGAATTGAGATGTTAAGAGACTCAGTTAATGTTTTAAACAGACAGATGAGTGATTTAAGAGTTGCTTATGATAATAAACAAGGTGAAGTAATCACCAAAATTAAATACATTAAAGAAGAAAATGCTAAAGAAATTAGTAATCTTGGCAAGCTTAATCTTGTTCAGCGTGACAGCGTTTGGTCAAGTTTTGAAGCCCCATAGAATTGTATATGAAGGTGACACAGGAGTGTTCTTCAATAAACAACAAGAGTTACTGTTGTTAACCATTATTAAAACTGAAAAGTCCCAAAAGAAAGAGATTGAACAGTTATATATTTACAAAAATAATTGTGATGACCAACTATTAAAAGAACAAAAACATTCTGAGGACTTAAATCGTGCGTTTACAAGTATGGAGACAGAAGCTAAAACACAAAGAGATAAGTACCAAGAAGAGGTTGTCAAACATACTGAGACTAAATTGAAACTTGAAAAACAAGAAGGTAAAGTAAAAACCTTTAGAAACATTGCAATTGCTGAGGGTATTGGTTTAATTGGTATACTTTTTTTAGTTTTACGTTGATTATATAATCAATATTTCTTATTAATTCTTTTATGAAAATTTTAGTAACAGGTGGACTCGGTTTTATCGGGTCCAATTTTTTTAATCATATGAAAGAAAAATACCCAAATTATGAGTTGGTTATTTTAGATTCTGAAACATATGCGTCAGATAAGAAAAATATTAAAGACCATTTTAGAACTAGAATTATAAGTTTTGATATTCTTGAAAGGGACAGACTATTCAAGTTTTTTGAAAATTATAAATTTGATGTTGTGGTACATTTTGCGGCTGAATCACATGTAGATAATTCAATTAGTAATCCATTAAAATTTGTTAATACAAATATTGTTGGAACTATAAATTTATTAGATGCTTCATTGAAAAATAACATTAAATTATTTTATCACATATCAACTGATGAAGTTTTCGGACATCTTGGACCGACAGGTTCATTTGATGAAAAAACATCCTACGACCCAAGAAGTCCATATGCTGCTTCAAAAGCATCGTCTGACCATTTTGTTAGGGCTTATTACCATACGTATAATTTACCGATTATCATTTCGAATTGTTCGAACAATTATGGGCCAAATCAACATGATGAGAAATTCATACCTACTGTCATTAAAAAAATATTGAAAGGGGAAAACATTCCAATATATGGTAATGGAACAAATGTTAGAGATTGGTTATTTGTAATGGACCATGTTGATGCTATTGATAGAATATTACATAATGGTAAAATTGGTGAAACTTACTGTGTTGGTGGAGATAATGAAATAAGTAATATTAGATTGGCTAAAATAATTTGTGATAAAATTGATAATTTAAAAGATTGGGAACAAAATTCTCATGAGTTAATTACTTTTGTTGAAGATAGAAAAGGGCATGATTTTAGGTACTCAATAGATTATTCAAAGTTAAAAAAGACACTTGCTTGGGAGCCAAAAACTAATTTTAGTGATGGAATTGATATTACCATAGATTATTATGTTAAAAAATTTGGTGAAGAAAAAAATTTAAACTAAATTTGTAAAAAATAAAAATATGAAAGGAAGAACATCTTTAATGGATATCATTTTAGTTAGTGTTATTGGTTATTTTGTTTTGAGGTCAATTAAGTTACTCAAAAATGACCCAAATAATACATCTGCAGAATCCAACGTAATGAAAATGTTGGAAAAAATATCAGACAAAATTAAGTAAAATCAAAAAAAAGTATTATCTTTGTAAAATGAAACGAGGAATAAAACTAATTCACCCTGATTTTGGGACTATAATTGATAAGGAGTTTTCGGACAAAATACAGTTCAAACTTTTTATGGATTTACTTAATTTATCATTAAACAATGATAGGGTGTTCAGTATATATGATGGTAAAGACGATTTATTCCACATCCCAAATCACATAGTTAAACAATCAATTATTTTTACTTACTAATATGAAAAATTTACTTTTTATTTTATTTGTTTTGGTTGGATTGACTTCATGTGTTAAAGATGAGGAATATAATACAAATATTTCTCCATATCAGAACTATGATGTAACTATTGATGAAAGTCAAATGAATGTACCTGGATTTAGTAATACTACTTGGGTCATTACTCAAATAACTTATACTAATTTTATCTCTGAGGAAAGAACTGATACATTAACATTTACTGTTCAAAATAACTACTCATTTAATAGTCAACCGTCTACGTACTATTTTTACTCAACTCCATCCAACTATAAATTGGAATTATATGATACACCTTGGGGTAATTTAGTTGGTACGTTGTATAATTACAATATGAATTATGGTGTGATTGAAGGTTTAACATTTGTTGATTTGATGGATAACACTAAAACTTATAAAGTTTGGATGTATAAATTGTAAAGTCTTTGTTTTACAAAGTGGTGGACTGACTCTATCCGAGTTGGGCTCTTACGAAGGGTGTATTTTTACACCCTTTGTTATATTTATATGATATGGCTAAAATTAAAATTACACAAAAACAATTAGATAAGATTAGAGAGTCTATCGGTACCAATCATGATGGGAACAAGATGACTAAACAACAATTGTTCACAATTGCGACTCTTGCTTATAAAATGTGGGAGAATCTATCTGATGACGACCAATTAGAGGATTGGATGACTTCAAAAGTTGCTCAGACCGAACAAAGTATAATTGCTGTCACTAAGGCTTATTTTTATGATGAGGTTGAGGAGAAAATTGATGGGATGAAAACTTTGAATCCTGGTGATATTGTTATTGGTCAATAATTTGATTCTTCACTAATTCCGCATTATCTTTGTGGGGTGAAGAAGTATATCCACGTAAATCAACACAAAATAAGGGCTAACAAAAAGAACAATACGTTAGACCCTGTCATTACCATTAAAGAAGGTAGAAAGAACACATATTGTTCCGAGGTTGAAATCTTGGGACCTAGTCGTGTTGTGTATGGTGGTAATGATAAAACATTACTATCTTGCGGTGCTCGTGTGATTATTGAAACTGAATCTGAAATAAATATAATACGATGAATAGACAAAATAATGAAACTGATTTGACAGGTTTGGTAATAATGATTATTGTTTTCACAATTACACTTTTGGTAACTTTATTTTCAGTTTAATATGGCAACATTAGAGACACAATATTGGAATTTTTTAGAAAAAAATCCTAAATCTACTCTTACATTTGAGGAGTGGAAACAAAAATGGGCCGATGATATGGGACCCATATTTGAAAAATTAAATAATCCACCAATTGAATGGAACCTATATCAGAGATATGCAGATAGTTTCATAGGTTACGAGGACATCCCAAGTTTTGAATGGTTTAAACACGAACTGGAACACAATGAAGAGTTCAGGGAGAAGTATGGGGATGAAGACTCCATATATTGTCCTGTATGCTCGGGATGTGGTGAAGATGGTTGTTGTAAGGTAACAATGTGTAAAATGAGTCCTGATGGGAGTTATTGTGAAACTTACTTAAAAGATTTGAAGGTTGCGTATAAGATGGACGAGTGGTTTATGTTAAATTTGTATGAGTCATTGACCGAAGAACAACGAAAACAATACGATGAGGTTTACGAACAAATATTAGATGAAGTATATGGAAAAAATTGATAAACTACACAACGAACTTGAGGAAATTGAAATGGTTCGTTATAGAATGGAGAATGAAGGTATCCATTATTGTTTCAAACATTACTCATCATTCAAAGAAGTTCAGGATGAAAAGTTCCACGAACTGAGAAGAAAGTATTTGGAGATATCTCACGAGCTTGAGGAGTATGTCCATTCAAAGATTAACACATTAAGAAATGAGATTGATGGATTGGAAGACATCATTTAAATAAGGAAAAAAAGAAATAAAAAGTTATGAATAACGAAATTGAAATAAAACCAGTATCCGAAATGGAAGCTGACACAAGACAAATTTGTGAGATACGATTTGATTGTTTGGTAAAAATGCATGATGTTGCGTTTATGAAGTATGAGGGAATGTGGGGGCGAGAGAAACAATACACAACACCTCAATGGTTTAGAGTAAATCACGTTATAACATTAGATGCGATTAAACATTCTGACCCATATACATTAGGAATGAGAATTAAAGAAATGTATCATCAATTAGAAAAAACAATAGAACAATATGAACGGGTTAGATAAACAATACCAAACATTACTCCAAACCATTTTAGATTTTGGGGTGGAGAAGAAAGACAGAACTGGCACAGGAACCAAATCAATTTTTGGTTACACCATTCGTCATAATATGAAAGATGGATTTCCACTTCTTACAACCAAGAAGATGGCTTGGAAACAGATTGTAACTGAGTTGTTATGGTTTTTAACAGGTGATACCAACATCAAGTACCTTGTTGATAATAATTGTCATATTTGGGATGGTGATGCTTATAAGAGGTATTCGGTTATTGCCGGGGTATCAACCCAAGTTGAGACATTAACAAAAGAAGAGTTCATCAACAAAATCAAAACTGATGATGAGTTTGCTTATAAGTGGGGTGATTTAGGTCCTGTGTATGGTAAGCAATGGAGAAGTTGGCATACAGGTTGGGATGTAGTTGAAGATAAGAGTAAAGAGGCAGGTGTAAGAAGGATTGAGTACGGAATAGACCAAATTACATACCTAATCAACGACCTTAAAACAAGTCCTGACTCAAGGAGAATGATGGTTAATGCTTGGAATGTAGGTGAATTAGACCAAATGGTTCTTCCACCTTGTCATTATGGATTTCAAGTTTATACAAGAGAGTTGAGTTTGGAAGAACGGTATGTTTTATATTTTGAAAAATTAGACCCTACAATGGTTCCACTTGAACTTCAAGTTCCTAATATACAAGAGTACTTTGATAACTTAAATGTACCTAAACGAGCAATCTCTTTAATGTGGAATCAAAGGTCGGTAGATACATTCTTAGGTTTACCATTCAACATTGCAAGTTATGGATTGTTATTGACTATGATTGCTGACGAAGTGAATATGGTTCCTGACGAATTGATTGGTAACTTGGGTGATACTCACATTTACCTAAATCATATTGAACAAGCGAAAGAACAGATTGGTAGAGAACCATACGACTTACCAAAGGTTAGTGTTAGAGATGGAATATTCTGTAGTTCAGTCAATGATGTTATTTTGGAGAACTACCAATCACACCCAACAATTAAAGCACCATTAAGTAATTAACCTATGACCGCAACATTAGAACCTGTAACTCATATTGACACATCAGATGTTTTATATGATACAAAAATGAAACATCTATGTGTTTATCCACAAGGTGTAGAGACCTTTGACGAGGAGTATATTAAAAAGAATTGTTTAAAGATTGTAATCACAGAATAATATGGGCGATTTCACAAACATATTAAATCGTATTAAAACTCAATTAGATAATGTTAATTACGACAACGGAGATGTCTCTGATGTTGGAAATGAGATTGGTATTGTCTTGGGTGATTTTATCACAACTGAAAGTGAATTACAAGATTTTATTACAGGAATAAGACACGGAATGTCATTAACAAATGGAACACACTAAAAGATACCCCGATAATGTTGTATGGAGTGAAGAACGTGGATACTACGCTCATCTATTACCATACGCAACAAATGTCGGAGCACCTGTGATTATTCCTGATAACATATCAACTTGGAAGAACGAGAAGATACTGAAGACAAACCATTACTTCAACAAGAAGTATGAGGAAATTAAAGAACAATATAGTAAATTAGTTGAAGAGTTTGAATGGAACCAAATGGTTTATTCTTCAAACTACAACTTTCAACCCATTGTTGGTGAAAAATATTATTTGTATCGTAGAAATAATGGTGAAACTTTCTTATCATTAATCCAACCAACACAGTGGAAACAAGAGTTCATCGGAGAATTTGAGTTGGACTCTGATAATAAATGGAAAAAAATTGAATATGGAAAACAATAATTGGGAAGTAAAATGGGTAACAAACGAAATTGCCCGAGGACTTGATTACTGGTCAAGACAAGAGAACGAGAGTATGTCATTATATAAAGTTGAGGTTGGAGGTAAAACAATCTCAATTGATGAAACTATGACAATTACTCCAATTACTTTAAATGGTAAAAGAATAAAGATTACAGTCACAGAGGAATGAAAGGGATAATACTCGCAGGAGGTTCAGGAACAAGATTACATCCGCTTACATTATCAGTGACCAAACAATTGTTACCTGTATATGATAAACCGATGATTTATTATCCACTTGCAACATTAATGTCAATGGGTATAAATGATATTCTTATCATATCCACGCCACAAGATAAACCACTATTCCAAAATCTATTGGGTGATGGAAGTCAGTTGGGAATTAGTTTAAGTTATGAGATTCAGGAGAAACCAAATGGACTTGCTGAAGCGTTTATAATCGGAGGGAAATTTATTGGTGATGATTCGGTTTGTTTAATTCTTGGTGACAATATCTTCTATGGTATTGATACCGATAAGGTAAAGGAACAGATTAAGAAATTGAGTAAAGAAATAGTTGTTGGAGCGTTAATATTTGGTTATCAGGTTAATGACCCTGAAAGATATGGCGTGTTGTCTTTTGATAAGAAAGGGAATGTCACAGGTATTCAAGAGAAACCAAAGAAACCAAAATCAAACTATGCAGTTCCAGGTTTATATTTCTTTGACAATTCAGTAGTTAAAGTTGTACATAATGTTAAACCATCCGAGAGAGGTGAACTTGAAATCACAGACGTTATTCAACACTATTTAGATTGGGAGTTGTTGAGTGTACATAAGTTACCACGAGGTGTTGCTTGGCTTGATACGGGAACATTTGAGTCATTAAATCAAGCCGGACAATATGTTGAGACCATTCAAGAAAGACAAGGTCTTATGGTCGGTTGTATCGAAGAGATTGCTTACAATAATGGGTGGATTGACGTTGGTCAGTTAGAGAAACATGCCGAGAAATACTCAAAAAATTCATACGGAAAATATTTAAAAAAACTTTCAACAATCATTGAATAAAGTTGGTAATTATGTTATCATTTCACTATGAAAATCTTTAACTTTAATATCGGAAACAATGAAGTAAACTCTTATTTGAAATCTGTTTGGACTGACGAATCAATGCAACATAAAAGTTATCGTCATCTTGGATTCTTTTCATCAAGACATTTGAGTGGTGTGTTCCACACCAATAAAAAAACAGGTAAGAAATTAAAAAGTACAACATATAGTTTTGGTATTGATTTAATATGGATTAGATATTGGATTTCATTTGTGATTGGTAGCGAGTATAAGTACGAAACCCCAAAGAAGAACAATAAAAAAAAATACATTCTAGACATTTATAACGATTAATATGAACAACGAAGAACTTGTAGAAGAATTGTTATGGGAATCCCACAAGAAAGGTTTGGGTATTGAAGTTTTGGATAAAGCCAAAGAATTACAAACCACTATGAAATTATCTTGGGTTGATGCCGTATCTAAGGCATACACTGACTTAGATGTTGAAAACTACGAAATTGATTAATGATATGATATATAAATTTGAATACATTTGGTTAGATGGTTATAAACCTGAACCAAATTTAAGAAGTAAAACAAAGGTAATTCAAACTGAGAGTGAGCCTACTTTGGAGAACTTACCTATTTGGAGTTTTGATGGGTCATCAACCAAACAAGCTGAAGGTAACTATTCTGATTGTATGTTACAACCTGTTAAGATGATAAAGGACCCACAAAGGAAGAATTCATATTTGGTACTTTGTGAAGTATTAAATTCTGATTTAACTCCACATCCATCTAACCACAGGTCACAATTAAAAGACGACCCGAATATGTGGGTTGGGTTTGAACAAGAGTATTTTATATACGACGGAGATTTACCTCTTGGACATACTAAAGGATTGATGAAACCCCAAGGAGAATACTATTGTGGTATTGGAACAGAGAATGTTTCAGGACGTAATATCGTTGAACACCATTTGGATATTTGTTTAGCTGCAGGACTTAACGTTACAGGGATTAATGCTGAAGTGGCTCTTGGACAATGGGAGTTCCAAGTAATGGGAAAAGGAACATTAGACTCTTGTGACCAATTGATATTCTGTCGTTACTTATTACAACGACTTGTTGAAACATATAATACAAGAGTTGACTATCATCCAAAACCACTACAAGGAGATTGGAACGGTTCAGGGTTACATACGAACTTCTCAACAAAGTATATGAGAGAAATTGGAGGTAAACCATACTTTGATATGTTATTCTTTGTAATGGAACAAAATCATTCAAAACATATTGAGAACTATGGTTCTGATAATCAAATGAGATTAACAGGTAAACACGAGACACAATCGATTGATAAATTTAGTTGGGGAGTTTCTGACAGAGGAGCGTCGATTAGAGTTCCACAGACAACCGAAAAGAATAATTGGAAAGGGTATATTGAAGACAGAAGACCCGCGTCAAATGCTAATCCGTATCTTATTATGAAATCAATATCTGAAACAGTTAATTTGGTTGAAACTAATTTTAAAATGGTTAATGTATAATGGAACTTATCACTACTTACATATGTAAAAAAAGTGATATTGGTGTTCACGACAATATGTTTGGTGGGACAATTATGTCATTGATTGATGACTCGGCCGCATCATACGCCGCACAGATATGCGATACTACTAGAATGGTAACAATTAAGATTGATGAGTTAATCTTTAAGAGTCCTGTTAAAATTGGTAGTTTACTTAAAATTTATGGTAAAGTTGAAAAGTTTGGCACGACATCAATTAAGTTGTATATTGAAGTTAGAAAACATAATGTACATACTGGCAAACAAGATGCGGTAACACAAACATTTATCACATTTGTAAGAATTGATGGTGATGGTAAAGCGATTCCAATCCATGAACACGTTAAAATACGGTATTACGACAGATTAGAAAAATATGGGAAGGGACTTCTATCTTTAGAAGAGAAAGAAAAAAATGATTAGTGAGTTAAGACCTCAAGACATTTTGTATTTAAAATACATAAGGGACAAAGTTTTGGTAAAATATAGTTTACCACTTGCTTGTGTTTCTATTGAGTTCATGGATGATGAGTTTTATAGATTGATTTTCCCAATGAGGGAATTCCCATTTGAAGTTTTTATGTATAGATATGAAATAATTGATAAATTATACGAAGAATTAAAAAGTTTAACTGAGGTGTTCTCAACTAAACGACTACATTTTATGAAAGTATATGTAGATTACAGACCAAAAAATAAAAATTTATTATATTTAATTTAATGGAAAATGAAGAAAAAATAGAACTTCTTAAAAATAAAATAATCGCATTCTTTTATAAAAAAGGGGTTGAAGAAGTTAATGTACAAAATAAAGTGATGATGTTAAATGGTACACTTAATTTTAATAACATATTAAAATTTGAAATTAATGGGGTAGAATACCCATTACCACAAACATCTTTATTTAATTTGGAACTTGACTATGTGAAAAGTCAGTTTGGGGTTTTTACATTTGTTAATGTTTATGAATATGATTCTAATGGTAATCCTATTGAAAAATTAGTTTGTGAATTCATTTTAAAGGGTGAGGATAAAATAATTAATTCAGTAAATTCTGAATTGGCAAATGCTTTAGGATTCTCAATACCTGTCACATTAAATTATGAGGACATTTTAAGAAAGTATTCAGTTGTTAAGATGGATGACACTATCAAATATAGACTGAATACTAACATAGGTAACGTTGTTACGATTAAAAATTTTCCAATTAACGAACACAGTAATTGGTTTATTAAATCATTGAATAATGAATATCAGGTTAGAGAAACTATTTTAAATGGATTTTCAAGCATTATGTACTACCAATTAATAGATGATAGTGAAGCGTTGAGATATAGTTTTCAAACTTTTAATAATTCAGGTGTAAGAGAAACAATGTTAAATAATTTTGATTCCCCATCATTTTATGGTGAGTTGAGTAATGTTTGTCAGTTAGAACTAGAAGAACGTTTTTTAGGTAGAATTGATATGACTCAGTTATTGAAATTTAATTAATATGATTCATGAAGTATTGTCTATACTTTTTTGGGTTGTTTTGTGTAGATTAACAATAATTTCTTTTAAAAAAGAAAAACCTACTAATGAGGAAGAGGTTAATAGTTTTTTTGTTCATTTAATACTTACCACTGTCATCTATTTAATCATTAAGTGGTTATTTTACTGAATTCTGCGTATTTATTTTATATGAAAAAAGTTTTAAATGAAATCAAAAAAATTCAATCGTTAATTGGTTTACAATCTGATGTTTTGATTAATGAAGATGAAGCTTCTACAGAAACAAGGATGAAAATAATTAAGTCACTCCTTTCTGCAAATAACATATTAAAAAACAAAATAGAAAAAAGTTTACAAAATATTGTAAATTTATCTAACGAACAGATAATAAATTTTGATTTACTTGAAAGAGGAATTAGAAAGGTTCTGAAGATGAAAGGGGATAAAGAAAAAAACATCCAAACTTATTTGGATAAAGTTTTTAATTCCTTAAAAAAAAGAGAACCAAATTCTTACGAAGGAGATATTGAAAATGAAGATTATGGTTTTGAAATTGAGGAACCTTCAATCTTATCTAAAAAAATATATAAAAAAGAATTATACTATCTTCAGGTTGAGTTATTAAAATTACAAGAATGGTTAAATAAGACAGGTAAGACTGTTATTCTTGTTTTTGAAGGTAGAGATTCTGCAGGTAAGGGTTCCACAATTAAAAAGTTTACTGAAAATTTAAATCCAAGATATTTTAATATTATTGCGTTAGGTATACCAACACCCGAAGAAAGGAAAGATTGGTATGGTAGATATTCATCTAAAATCAAAAATGGAATGATTAACTTTTTTGATAGAAGTTGGTATAATAGAGGATTAATTGAACCTGTTATGGGTTATGGTACCGAAGAAGAGTATAATAATTTTATGGACTCAGTTACTGACTTTGAAAGTAAATTAGTTGAAAATGGAGATTATTTATTCAAACTATGGTTCTCAATCGATAAAGAAACTCAAAAAAGAAGATTTGATATCCGTCAGAAGTCTCCACTTAAACAATGGAAATATTCTCCAAATGATTCTAAAATGCAAGATTTATGGGATAGATTTACAGAATTCAAAGAAAGATTATTTGATAAAACATCAACAGTAAATCATCCTTGGATTGTCCTTGATTCAAATGATAAAAGAATTTCAGGATTAAATGCTATCAGATATATTTTACAAAATATCCCTTATGATAATAAAAATACTGAACTTTTGGATAAGGAATTTCCAGAAGCGATGTACATACTAAAACCCGAAGAATAATATGAGTCTTAATTTAGAAAATTTAAAAACAGGTGATGTCTTACATTGTAGAGGTAAAAAATTAATCAGTAAGATGATAAGATGGGCAACAAAGTCACAAATAAATCACACTGCAATGTTTATTTGGATTTGGGATGAGCCTTATATTATTGACGCTCAAGATAATGGTGTAAACGTTAAGCCATTTAAAAATTGGGTTGAAGAATATCAGTATGAGTTTATTGTACAAAGAAAACCAAAACCAATTGCCGAGAAAAAAATTGCAACAAAGGCGATGAGTAAAGTTGGTTTAACTGCTTATGATTTTGAAGGTTTAATTATTAAACAACCAATTGAATTAATAACAGGAAAGTGGCGTAAAAAACAATCCAATCACGAAGAAGATAAAATGTATTGTTCAGAATTTGTATCTTGGGTTTACAGATTGGAAGATTCGTATAGAATGTCGCCTAAAGATTTTTTAGAATATTGTAAAGAAAATAATTGGGAAACAATTTACAATACTGGTGTTGATTTATGAATGAGGAAACTAAAAAATTAAAAAAAATAAATCACGTACTCAAATCTTTAATAAAGGAAGGGAATATTAAAAGTTTGAGATTATTAGATGACGAAGAGTTTTATTCTGTAGTCGCTGAAGTAACATACCCTTATTCAATTAATCCTGAAATAGTTGAAAACATTATTGAAAATTTTTTAGAAAAAGTTAATAATGAATGGATTAGAATTGATAAAGACATTAGTTATATTGATTTAATTTTTATTGAAGAAATGGAAAAATTAAATGAATCAGTTAGTACTAAAAGAAAAAAAATAACTGAAAATGAAATTATGAAACTTGAAAAAATGTTGAATAAGTTCATGCCGAATTATTTTGAGTGGTGGGTTAACTGTAAAATTACTTTTTGTGATTATAGTAAAGTGTTTGATACTATAATTCTTGAAACTGAATTAAAAGTTTTAGATGAGTGGGCATACGAAAGTTTCAGAGAATATTACAACACAACCAATTTTCCTAATATTCCTGAAGATGAATTAGTTTTGGAGGAGATAATCGGAAGTAAATTATCAAAAGATATTAACGAAAAAATTAAAGCAATTATTCAATCTGTTTTGGGTGAAATTGTTGAAGTATTAATTTTTGACGCAGTGATTGTTGAGTTAGTTGAAAGAGATAATGTCCCTGATAAAATACTTGATGAACAGTTAACTAAACCAAACAACAATAGTATTTTAAAAGATTATAAAAAAATAATTTTTACAGGTAATACTCACCAAGAACTTGGACTTAGTCGTATAGAAACACCCCAAAGTCTATTAGATAAAATAAATAAAAATTTTTCAGTTCCTGTTTTTAGAATAAATTCTGCGGGATATGATTTTCCTGTTTATAGATTAGAAGGTAAATTTGAACATAATGGTAAAAAATATACCATTGATTTAAGACCTGAAAAAGGTCCTAATTTTGCGTTAATTGGTACAATAAAGATTCCAATAAATTAATATCGTATTCTTTGGCCACTAGGGTCGTAAAACATTACATCTAAATCAAGATACATATATTCTTTATTTGTTAGTAAAGTATTAGTCCAAATATAGTCCATTGCTGAGTCGTATTTGTTATCAAGATAATCAGAGAATGATTGTTCATTGAATAAGAAATCTAAAATATCAAATAATCTTTTGTTAGTTTCTGCCGGCTCACCATCATAGTGAGAGTCAATTAGTTGAATTTTAATTTGTATTCTGTTCCCATCACCTCCAGACGTTACGTCAACAAATTCAGATATTATCTCAGAATCAAAATCACCGTACCAAATGTTGGTAATGTCTGAAACTAAACTCATCATTATCCTTGTATCGACTCTATTTAAATACACTTCATCTATACTAACCTCATCAAAGTAGAATTTAAAAAATTGTTTTAAGTAGTAAAAACTTGAAGGACCTGGTGTAGATTGAGGAGGTATGAATTCAGTAAAAAAAGATATTACATCATTAAAAAATTCAATAACTACATATGGATTGTATGATAAGTTATTTGGGTTTGATATGTATACATTAATTAAGTTTTTTGACTCATCATATTCTGATTTATATGTTAACCCACCAATATTAACTTTGTTGTTTTTAATAAGTGTGTTATAGAGTTTTTGAACTAATTTATTATCCACCATAATATGATAAATATACTTTAAAGTTAATTAATTTATTGTTAATATTGGGTATGATTAATTATGCGGATGTAATTGTGGACCTTCAGGCGGGGGACACAGGGAAAGGTAAGGTATGTAATACTTTAAGTCAAACCCCAAATGAATATACACATGTTGTAAGATATAATGGAGGTGGAAATGCGGGTCACACTATATATAAAAAAGGTAAAAAGATAGTAACTCATTTTATTCCATCAGGAATTGTGAATGGTGTTAAGTCAATTATTGGTCCAGGTTGTGTTGTTAACCCAATTAGTTTATTCCACGAGATTCAGCAACTTGAGGCAAGTGGTGTTGAAGTTATGGGTAAGTTATTCATTGATAAAAGGGCTCATATTATTAGACCTGAACACACAACCGAGGACTCCAAAGACCAAGAGATTGGAACGACTAAAACAGGTAATGGACCTGCATATCGTGATAAATATTATCGTAAGGGAGTTAGAGTTGAACACGCGGAATTACTTGAACAATATGTTTGTGATATCTATGAGGAATTCCATGGTAAAGATGAGGTAAAGATTTTATTTGAAGGGGCTCAAGGATTTGAATTGGATATTGATTGGGGTGACTACCCTTACGTTACATCATCTCATTGTACAGTAGGTAGTGCAGTTCTTAATGGAGTTCCACCCCAAAGAATTAGAAAGGTTTATGGAGTTTGCAAGGCATATAATACATATGTTGGAGCAAAACAATTTGAAGGACCTACTAAAATATTTGAAAAAATTAGGGAGGTTGGTAATGAATACGGCTCAACTACAGGAAGACCAAGACAAATTGGTTGGACTAATTTAGATGACTTAATTAAGGCTGCAAATATTAATGGAGTTACTAACTTAGTTGTAAATAAGGTTGATGTACTTGAGAAAGTAGGTACCTTTATGTTAATATATAAAAAACAATTAATAAGTTTTGTACATAAAGAATTTTTTAAAATATTTTTTGAAAACAACATTAAACAGAATTGTCCTTTGGTTAGAGAAATAATCTTTTCTGAAAGTGCTGAAACAATCTAAAAAGGTTAATATTTATTTAAGTAATGAAAGATTTAATTAAGAAAGTTTTAACGGAACATTTGTTAACGGAGGGTGACCACCCAATACTTTACGATAAATATGAATTTGATGGTGCTAGTGTGTCACATTTTAAAACTGGAACCAATGTTTTTTTAGATAACAGTGTGAATATTGTAAATGACACATTCCAAGATACTGAATGTATTGAAAATACTGATATATGTATTCCATTCACTACTTTAGTACATGGTAGTAACGAATACAGAGTACCTCAATGGGATAAGGACGGAAAACAAATCCTTAAAATCTCAATTAACGGTAATTTATATTTGACTTTAAAAGATTTTGAGAAGTACCTAAAAGGATATGATTTAGGTAGTTCTGATATGAATTTAGATGATATTGCTGCAAGAATAAAAACTGAAAAATTATTTTTATCGACACTTAATGAAATAATGGAAAACATTTATTCAAAATTAAAAAGTGACGATGGTGAGCCATTATTTGGTGAATCAGTTAAGGATGATAAATGTAAAACTAACCGTGGGGTTATTAATTTCAGAGGAGTTAAGTATGGTGTTGGATATAAGTTAGTTTCAGACTGGTCAATATTAAATTATTTCAATACAAATTCAGGTGTGATTAAATTCTTATTAAGAGAATATATGAATGTAACTGAAGTTAACCTTTCTGACTTCACTAAAAACTTTAAAGATGAACAAACAAAATTTATAAATTGGATTAAAAAAAACCAAGTTTATCTTTTTGGTCCTGAATCTCAGTTTTTGGATAAGATGGAAAGAATAAATCTAACCTCATTAAATTCAGGTATCCAAAGAGAACAACAAGCGGTAATGATATTAATGAAGTTACATAATCTTGGTGAGGAAGGGATAACAGAGTACTGTCCTGGGTCAATCGAGGACACAATATATGGTAGAGATGTGAGAATAAACTTAGAGACTCCAATTTATTATCAGATAAAACCACTTAATGGTTTAATTAAAAAAACTGAAAATGGGTACCTTGTTCCAACTCACAGTATGAAAAGATATCCTAAGACTGTGGATAAATTTATTTTTGTTGGTAAAAATGGTAAGTACATTATTTTCCAAAATGAAAATTATGAAGTTTCCAAAAAGGGGGATTTTGTGACTTTTAAAAATGAACCAATAACACAAAACTAAATTGGGAATACATTAACGTCTATAAATTGCCAATTTGTGTCAATAAATGTTTTAGTATCTACAATAGGACTTAAACAATCCCAGATTGGGTCCTCAAACAAAATTCTGTCTTCATTTTTGATATCAAATATGAATTCTTCAAAGTCTTTGGGGTCCATCATATAATATTTACCAGTAATTAAGTTGTCGACAAATACTGAGTTTGTTTTGAATCCGACATCAATTACAAATCTTTCACCATCTGATTCAATATAATATTCCAAATCTGAACAGTCGTAATGACCTTCTATTGTATAAATTATATTTTTATTATTTCTATATTTTATTGTTGCTTTTTTATTATGAATACATTCTTTCATTTTTTTTGAGTGACCGACATCTAAATAAAAATCTGTCATACCATCATTAATTACATCAAATACTATTAATTTATTTAAAATTGTATAATTACTTAAATTAGTTCCGGCTAAAGATTGTATATTAGATATAAAATCATCTTGAAAACTGGCATATAGATTTGCAAGTGTATACGGTAAGTCATTTGGATTATATATTTCGATTAAAGGTACCTCATAATCAAAATTGTCTATACTTACCGTTACTTTTTCTTTAGAATTAATTAATTCTATTCCATAAAAATCCCAAGACTTAAAAAAAGTATCAAATACTTTTATAAATCTATTAATTTCTTTAATCATTAAAATTCTGGACTCATTATACGTTTTAGCTCATCTAAGTTTTTAGGGTATATAACGTTAGTGACTAAACCTTTAGAATCTTTGGTATATGTTTTAATTCTATCGGAAATTTCAACATATTGTGCGGAACCATCAGGATTTTTAAATTCAAATTTATTTGAATTTATTTTTGTGATACCTTTACCTTTTTGTGACGAAAGAAAATTTACAATATCTTTATAATCACTAACTAATTGTTCATTGACTACTTTTTTAACTATTCTTTGTAAATCTGATTCTGTTAACTTTATAATTTTCATAATGTTTTTTATTATAAATACTAAATAGATGAAATAAAAAACCCCCTTTTGGGGGTTTTCTTTTTATTCTTACAGACCGTACACTTCTCGGTATTTAACTCCTAAAAGTTCTTTAGCTTTGTTAATTGCTTGTTCTTTATTTTGGAGTCCTTTTTCTACCATTTTTTTAGAGTGATATATGATGTAATCAGTTGAGATAACCTCACCAATTGCCCATTTATTTTTACTCTCTTTTGCTGGTTTTAGATTGTCTTTTGCATAGACATCATAAAACCCTACCTTACAGATGTAACGACCTTTTGCTGAACTTTTTGCCATAGTTTTTATTTTTATTTTGTTTGATAAATTTAAATGAAATTTTTTTTAATATCAATAGGTTTAAGATATAGAATTACTCAGAGCTATTTGAATATTTGAATATTCTTTG